GCCTCCTCGTACTTTAGACGGTTCATGACCGACCTTGGGGCGGACAGCTCCTCGCACCTCGTAAACTGCATAGGTCCCCTTCGGAGAAGGGTCTCAACAGTTGAGAGGGTTGGAGGAGCCCCGCTGCCCCAATGCCGCACACGCCCTGGTGTGTAGCCTGGTGCGAGCCGATGGGCGGTTCGACGTGCGATTGGTGCCCCTATTCCAGACGTGGAAAATAGGGCGTCGCACACAGCTAGGGCAGAGGAGGATTGTCCCGCAAACAGCTTGGAGGCTGTCAGCGCACTCAGATGACCTACATCAGTCGTCTGTGCGCGTGCTCCTCGTTGTTCGACAATCCTTTCACAGAATACGCCTCTACGACCGGTGAAGCTCTTGGAGTGGTTGACAACCATTCCTAGGGCTTCTAGGTTGTAGCTGTAGCGCTTCATGATAGGTTTCGACCAGAAACCGATCAAGTCGTCGCCACAGACAGCGTACGAAGTTCTCTTTGCCCCAGCATGCCAGGCAGCAAAAGAGTTGAGGAGGCTCAGGATCACCCAAGAACAGCCGAGTCCCATGTGGATACCTCCTTTCGTTTTTCGAGGGGGGTATTGACCGGGGATGTTGACTGCCTTGGGTGCAAAGATCTGCTCTACGATAGGCACATCCTGAGGGCGGCCCAGTTTCTCACACAGTTTACGAGCTGTGTGCAGGGCCACCTGATGAGGGATGTAGTCGGTGGCCGCCTTCAGATCTGCGGAGAACAATTGCGGTTGTTCACCACAGGCGAAGATGGTCACCTGCCTACCCTGGAGCATATCACGGGTCGTCACCAACCTATTTAGGGCTTTTAGCCATAGATGGGTTAGTTGACGGCACGTTTGAACCTCCTCAGCGGGGTGGATAGTGGCCACTCGAATCTTGCCCCCTCGTTCTTCGATGGGACAGGGTTTGAGTGGGCGTGGCAATGTGGTTTTCATATACTCGGCTCGGCAGAATCGAGCAGGCGGTAGGGGAGGTGTAAGGCCTTCGGAGATGTCGGCGAGGAGTTCAAAGTCCATGAAGATGGACAAGGCCTCCTCGTCGCCGATGTAACCTTTCACCGCCCCCGCATAGCCTGGCTCCTGCCAGTCGTTGAATACGGGTTCCATATTGTCACACAACTTCTTGGTCCAAAGCTCGCCCAGGGCCGCTGCAGTCCCTCCCTTAGCACGGGAGTGAGTCATGCAGGCGGCATTGGTGGGCACCGGATCAGGAAGTTCCGCTTCTACCTTCATGCTGGGAATGGGGAGCTGTTCTATGAACTTGGAAATTGCCTTAAGCATTCCAGGGTCAAAGGACCGCTCTTCCATCCAGCGTGCTACAGTGGAGTCTACAGAGTTACTAATTTGGCGTGGTTTAGCGTGCCACCACACACTCCGACCGACAGTAGAAGCTAGAAAACCCTTCCTAGCTGACTTGTCGTTCGTGGTGCGCAGCAAGCTCCACTTTCGCCACTGATGAGAGGCCTCAGAGAGGGTCTTCGGTCCCTCTCTGATAGCGCGCGATAGTAACACTAGAAACCGAT